AGCCATAAATAAGTCCTAGCCAAAGTAGTTTTTGTCGTCTGCCATAGTAAAGAATGCACTTTCAACAGTCGGCTTTGACTGCTTCTTTGGCATGTCAGATTGTAAATCGTAGTTTCCCATCTTTGTGTCAAAGTCTGCACCTTCACGAGTTAATTGATTTGCACCCATTTGATCATCGACTGAAGTTTTGTCGCTGTTCATTATGTATGCAGCACCATAGTTGTAGTTGTTGTTTGGCATTGTTGTCTCCTATATACCAGTTACATAATACCCTGTTCATCAGGGATATCCTTACGTAGAAGATCACTCATTTGTTGATCCATTGCGTAATTCATTGGATTCGTTGTAGCCATGTCTTGCTCAGATGTCTCTAAGCCCATAGATGTCATGTTTGCGTATTGATCGTCAGATATAGTTCTGTATTCTGCTGTCGGATCAGTAGCTTCAAGCTCAGAGCCTGCACCTGCAGGGCTAGATTGCATTGTAAATCCTACTGCAGCTCCCGGACCCATTCCGAATCCTTTTTCAAGTAAAAGTTCTGTTGCTACATCTTGGACTGCCCCAGCAGGATCAGTAATAAATTGAGAAACTGCACCTACAACACCTGTGCCTATCGCTAAAGTCTTAAAACCTTTTGTTAAATCGTCCCACTCTTCTGAGCTAAACACGTCTCCTAAATTTATACCGCCTTTTGCTGACTTTTTAGGCTCAGACTTTAATCCAGCTGCAATATCTGCTTCTAGTTGAGCTTTCTTTTGGGCAGCTTTATCCTCTGCTATCTTTTTTGTCACTGCTGGGTCTTGCTCTGCAACCTCTAGAGCTTTCTTTTGGTTTATAGCTTCTTGTTCAATTACCTTTTCATCATATTCTAGTTGTTCTAATCGTGATTTTGATTCTTTTGTTTTTGCTATTTGATTTGCAGTTGATATCTCTTGTTTTGTTCGTCTTTGTTTTTGAGGTACTACACTTACATCTTTGCTATATAGGAAAGGTTCTTTGTTGGCAGGATATGTGAAAGTTCCATCTTTAAACTCAGAAACATTTGCCCCTCTCTCTACAAACAAATCATTAACTGATATCTTAGTGTTAAAAGCATCATTACGAACCATATTGTTGATGAGAGGTCCAATTCTTTTATCAGAGACAACGCCTGCATATGCTTTTGTAGAAAGACGAGCTTTTGTTTCTCCTCCTGCGTGACCGATCCAAGAATCTACTAAATTAGTATCGACTTGAAATTCATCTTCTAGTATTCTTGCTAGTATTTTTCTTATAACTTTAGGTGTGGCTTTCTCTCCACTTGGTAATTGTGTAGGAAATCTAGCTTCTATTTCTGGTCTAAAATAATAATTCCATACTCCGTTTACTTTGTCTGGAGTTGTGTTAAACAAATCAACTGTTTTTGGATCTTTAGTGCCTGCTCTTTCTTTTGCTTTACTGTGTAGATGTTTTAAAAATAATGCAAACTCGCCCTCATATTTTATTCGAGGTCTTGTTTTAGTTGCAGTCTTTTTTTCAGCTACTTCTGCAATCACACTACCATCGGCTCTTTCAGTAATTGTAACGTCTGATAGCTTAATTCCATCTTTTCCAACGTTACTGTCAAGTCTCTGCCCAGTAGCTTTTTCGTATATCATGTAGTCTTTAGTGTCTTGACTTATGAAAACTCTTTTTGGGTTACCTTTTTTATCTAATGCTGGTTCGCCATTTTTCTTCAGTTCGGGATAACTATCATTCTGCAGATGTCTATGATACATCTCATCTAAATCAGCCGAGTATATAGTACCTCTCATCGGCTTTAATGTTCTGTCTTGTACCCCTGCTCCTTCTTTTGTTTGAGCCGCAAGTCCAGTACTTCTTGACAGTAACCTATAGTCTTTATCTTTAAAAGATTGAGTTCTAACTAATCCCTTTTGTAATCCTGACTCAAAACTACTAAAATCTCTAAATCGGTTTACTGGACCTTGAACAGCATTTATAAACTCATCTGTTTGGTAAACTTCAAAGTATGGCTTATCCATAGAGAACGGAAGATTTCTTCTTAACTTTCCTGCTTTATCTTTTTGACCCTTACTTGATCCGGGATTGTTCTCAACAAACTCAAAAGCTTCGCCTACAGTTAACGTACCGTCATCTACTTTTTCTTTGAATAATTCTAAATCCATTCTTTAGTACCCAAATGTTTCATTTTGGACTTGATAGACCTGATTCTTGATACCATTAAGCGTTTGATGAATCGCCGCATAACCTGTCATCCTTGTCATTAACATATACCTCAACGCATCGTATGCGTGGTCTTCTGCTTTTGTGTCCACGTCTTCGCTGTTAGTCTTGGAAAGAGGAATTGCTGCCAATTGCTTGACAGTGTTGCTACAATTAGAAAACACTCGTAATCTCGGTTCGTTTGTTCTTGGGTCATCTGCAAGCCTACGATGAATTTCCATTTTACCTTGTATTCTATTTCGATCTGAGGGAGTCCAACGAACTCCACATCTCATCATTGTTTCAGCTATAGAAGGACCAAAGCCTGTCTTGTTCCAACATGATGAGTCTAATACTGTGTAGTGAGGTAACGGATCTAATTGTTCCACTTCTAGTATTCTATCCGCTAATTGCTCCGCTGTCAACTGTTTTACGTATAATTCTCTATAAATCCAGATATTATTATCCCAATCAATAGCACCCCAAAGAACGCAAGAAGGACTCGCATACCCGTAGTCAGCCGCCCTGATGCGGGGCCAGTTGGTAGGTAAGTCAAAACTTTCCACAACATGTTTAGCTCTGCTAAATTCTGGGAAGGCTGCACCGTCGGCTACATCCCAATCCCCTTCAAGTAATCTTTTACGTTCTATTTCAGGTAGTGAACGAAGCATAGCTTCATATTGTCCATCAGCCATAAGGAACGGGTTGTCTGTTAGACGTGCAGGAATAAACCTACGATAAAATAAAGGTTGTCCTTCTTTTTCGTGTCCTTGCGGCCACAAGAAAGGTTTACCTGTTTCGACATCGGATGCAGGGAACGGTTTGTTGTGTTCACCTATGTCAATGTACATCTTCTTGATCCACCAACCGCCGATTCCTCCGGGGTTGGCTGTACACCTCATATACAGATTTTGCTGTAGCTCTGGGTCGGTGCTTCTCAATCTTGATCTTAGGTAGTCCCACACGTAGGGTGTCGGGTACTGGGTTATCTCGTCTATGCCTATCCAGTTGAAAGCTTGTCCTTGAAATCGAGTTACATCTTTGTCTTTGTCTAGATATGTAAACCAAATGGTTGCTCCCGATGGGAAGTGCCACGTTGACTTTGATTCCCTGAACTTCGCTCCGGGGAACGCTTTCGGGTAAAGCTGTCGTGACTTGTCTATTAACTCAGTAAGTTCGTCAAGAGTACGCCTGAGAAGAAGACCCCTATGATTAGGATTAGTGCAGTAACGAAGCGGATCTGCAAGCAAGGCGAAAGATTTTCCCCCACCAGCAGCACCTCCATAGAGTACATCTCTTTCGCTAGACGAAAGGAACTCTTCTTGAGGTCCTTCATTCGGTTGAAACACCACTTCCCGATTTCCCACGAGTTCTTGGACAGGTGGAGGAAGTGTTGATAACTCGCCTGTATCGATAACGGTAGTTGTATCCCCTTTAAGAGCTTTCTCAACTTTACCAACTTTCTCTTCAAGCTTTCTGGCATATCTTCTTTTACTTTCTGCTACTTTAGTTAATTTATCTGCACGTTTCTTTGCGTCACGTAATCTCTTTTGTGATTGTCGTCTTGCCTTTTCTGCAGCTGACAGGAAATATCTTTGCTTAGGTGCTTCGGGGTCTTTCTTAGGGCGACCACGACCACGCTTCGGTGCGGTGGCTTCAGTCATTTACTTTACGTGAGCCTGCCCCTTTTGCATATACTTTGGGTGTATATTTTTTTGTGCCTTCTCTGTCTCTTGAACTGTAAACTTTACCGTCTACATGTATTTCATCATATCCTGAACCAGATGCTCCATACTCATCATCAACTATACGTGCTAATGCTCGTACAGGATTGGCTTTA